CATGTATTATTAATAGCATCAAAAACATTAACACCTTGATTTGCCGCATAATTAGCATCTGCATATGAACTAAAAGAAGCTGAGTTACTGCCACTTGAATAATTTGTACCTGACGCCAATATCCAAGCTATTTCAAATCCTGAACCATTATCGTCATTTATTACTCCTGACGTATCACCAGTAAAGGTAAGTGATTTTCTTTCCCATGTGTTCGCTGAATTTATGGTGTACAAAAGATTAGCTTGTTTATAAGAGTTATCTTGCTGTCCTATGTTTACAGAGTAATTTCCTGTCTTATTAGATTTTACATAAAACGAAAGTGTGAAGTTTTTTGCATTGCTTGTACCAAAAGCAAGTGACTGTAAATTTTGTGCTTCTATTCTATGAAGTATTTGATTGTAATGATTTACAGCAACACTATCATCTGCTGTTGTTACCGCTACTTTAAGTGAGTTTGCAAAACCCTCTGGTGCAGAGCTATCTTGCGTAACTGTTGCCGCTCCAGTATTATTTCCAGTCCCCATAACATATCTATCTAAACAGTAAGTAGCATTAGCAAAACTAAAACTTGTTCCTCTTTGGCTGACATTCATTGCTCCATTAATAACCAAGTTCCTATTTGCTCCACCACCGCCTGCGTTTACATTGCCTATTAAGCTGGCTAGCTCTGCTGCTTTACTCATGATGGCTCCTTTGGAAATGTAATTGAAGAAAAATCAACGTTTGGAGTATATCCATTAATGACTTGATTAGCAAACTCTGAACTTGCCGTTGAAGGTAAATCCCTCAATGCTTGCCTATATGTTTTCCACTCAGCATCATTTGATAAAGTTACATCTCTATTTTGTGTCCAATCACTTTCAGCTAAAAGTTTGTTTCTGACTTGTCTAAGATAATTCATTG